TTTTATAAAGTTCTTTATCAATAATATATCTTTTACCACTCATACATTAAACTCCAACGCTTCGGTCCACCAATTATAAAATAACCCTGCATTCTTTGCATAAAAATTCTCAAATTGACGATCTAAAATCCATGACGTTCCAAAATCATCGATTGCTCTCACTATCCGGCCAGTCATTTGCATTAGCGTTGATGCGGTTGTCTGGGCATACCACTGACGACCAAACGAACCGTGAGAATATAGCCTCGCCGATACCTGCTTATCTGACAGATCAGGAAACGGAAGCTTTGCAACAATGCACCATCGAGCTGCATCGTAGGGAAGGTCAACTCCCCGGTCCATTGATGGTGAAATAAGAACAGCTGGAAAGTTTATAGTCTTAAACTTATTGAGCGTATCAGTACGACCACCCCCGTCATGCGTTAGAATACGATTGCTATTTAGATTCTTGGCTAAATAATCGGCAAGCAAATATGACACGGTATGAATTAAACCTTTTTCATTTGGATATGAATCAATAATTTCTTTTACCCGTTTCAAAAGCTTTGGTTTTTCTTCATCCATTGTTTTATGCGTGAGATTAGCAACCGGGTCATAAATTACACGCCTACTTTCTTTTAGAAATTGAGAGGGAAGTTCAATCCGTTTACAATCATCAACCCCTATCAAACGTGGCATCGGTGGCGTTGCAGACATTAGCACGAAACGCTGAGCATGGTTCCAAAAATACTCACCCATGAACTGGCTAATCCATGTAGGTTTAAATTCCCACTTATTACCACGCTCTTCATAAATCCATGTCTCGTCAACGAAGTCACGAAACATTGTCATTTTTTTATAGAGTGCGCGGGTAGACTTAATTGTTCTGAAGAGGGAAATATCTTTTCTATTATCTTTAAACTGAATATTTAAAAGCTCAAGTGACTTCTCGATGTTCGGAAGATACTTTTCAGCCCAGAGCTTCCATGATTCAAACTTTGTTTTATACTGTGGAGGCTCAAGGTTGAACCGGTCCATTTGACGATCTGAAACGCTCAGGCTTATAAATTTTAGAATTTCTTTTTCAAGCATATCACATTCGTCTACAACAACCATATTACAACTCTTGAAACGACCAATGAAATTAATTTCTGTAATATAATAGGTCATGTTTAGGATAGCAATCTGCGCTCTGAGTGCTTCTCTTTTCTTTACTTCATAGACACAGTAATGCTTACAATCTTCTGCTGCTTCATCATCAAATTCAGCAATGCAATCATCACACGTGATTTTCGGAAATGATGCCTCGGTTACCTTATTATACACACATGGATAATTTGCCCTTCCTTTTAAAATTGGAATACCCTCAAAATCATTCGCTAATTGGTCTTGAAGTGTTTTTGTAGAACAGAGATAAAGCGAGCGTTGATACTCTTTACAAATTGACATGGCGATTAGACTTTTCCCACTACCTGTCGGAGCTGAAATCATTGAAATCTTATTGTCAGAATCGGTGATCTTAGAAGCCGTCTCCTCCTGAAATGGTCGCCATGAAGAAAAGTTTTTAAATGGTGGTTTAGTCAATTTCATTCCGTTTTACTAAATGTACCTTCTATACATTGTTCAACCGTACCGCTTAAACCATTTTCTTTTTCTCTCTGCATAAAGTATGCCTTATGCCACTCATGGTCGTTTGCATATATTTTAAATTTTTTCGGATTGAACAAGTCAGTTTTTGGAATTGTAATTATATCTGTAGGAGAACCATCAAAAAATGAAAATCTTTGAATCAAAAAATCATCATCATCCTTTCCAATTATAATTGCTTGATAACTTATTTGACCATCTTTTAACATATGAACAGGTTTATCAAGAAGTGCATTAAATTCGTTTCCTATTTTTCCGTTATTCATTTTCTCTAATAACCCAACACCTTTTTTCATATTGCAAGCTCGACAAGAAGTTGTTAAATTACTCATATGATTACTGCCACCTTTTGAAATAGGAATGATATGGTCAATTTCTAACTCTGCATTGTTTCCAGATACACCACAATAGGTGCACATAAACCTATCACGTTTCATTACTCGTATTCTAACCGCAGCGCTTGGCCTATCATTCATTGTTTTCATCCTTTCACCCTTTCATTTTCTATAATCCTCCATGTTCTATGATTTACTATTTTCCAAATCGCTGGTTCTTGTACTTCAAACATTTCAGATATTCTCTTATGGGTAATATTCTTTTTTGATAGCTCAAGTATCTGGATAACATCGCACTTTTTAAGCTTAGATTTTCCATTTTTCTCTCCAGCAACCAATCCTTTATGTATTCTCATTCCATGTTGGTTTCCCTTAGCTGTTGTCCCGTGAATATTTCGATGATTCATGTTCTCTTTTTTAGTTACCCACCTTAAATTAGATATAAAGTTATCATTTGGTATTCCATTTAGGTGAGCACCCTCATGACCCACAGGACAAGGGCCGACAAATGACTGAAGAACCAAACGATGAACCATATATTTCTTATGAACACCATTCTTGCATAACCTGATAATTAAATATTTACCCCTTTTTGTGGTAAATGGTTTTACGATTCTTTTTGTTGGTCTATTAATAGAATAAACAATACCACCATTTGTTATTTCATAAAAATTTTCGTAATCCGGAATTGGCTTTACAAGTTTAAGCATTTTTAATCCTTTTTCACCATACCATTTTCTATAATAACTTGGCATTCTTTCCCTTCCCCGACTTTCTCCAACCACAACTGACCGTTTTCTTTATCAGCCATCTCTGCAACCATTTTTAAATTATCTTCATCAAGAAGTGAACCATCCCGAATCAAAAGTATTTTTAGCTTAGGATTCATACTGAACCCCATCGCAACAGACACTCTCAATTGTTCGGCGCTACTTGATTGGTCTTTGAATGGTACACCATTATAATACAGCATATCATTGTCAAACGTAAGCCCTTTAATTGGAAGCTTAGAACTAGAAAGCAAATTAAGCTTTTCATTTTCTATTGCTTCTAATTCATCTGTTAACTTCTGAGATTGAGCCTGCTGTATCTCAAGGTCAAACTGAAGTTCTTTGAGTTTAAGATTTGAACGGACCTTTTGGTTTACTTCTTCAATGTCTGCTATTTCACTCCTAATTGAATCAACATCTTTATCCTGAAGAGAACCAACTTCAAAACTTATATCATCGAATGCTTCTTTTAACCTTTTATTTTCAATCTCTGCATCATCCCACTTTTTCCTAAGCTTTCGGATTTCGATCCTCAGCTCATCCATGTGTTTACCTGAAACCTCAATTTGATGAGCAATAGCCTCTATTTCAAGCTTCTTGTTCTTATTTTTCTGATTGTGTTCCAAAACATTCTTTTGTTTATCAAGTAGTTCGGCATAAGAAACCTCCTCGTCAGGTACGTCTTCATATTTTTTGTAGCCTTCGATCTGACCCTTAAGTGTTTTAATCATAGAGTTTTTAACTGTACGTTCATCGTATACGCTCTTTTTTCTCTCATCAAGCTTCGTAAAATCGATTCCCGCCAACTCTCTGACAATCTTTAGCTGCTCATCAGATTTCATATTAAGAAATGCAAGAGGGTCGAACGAGAGCTTTCCGGTCAATGAATCAAGCAATGATTGTGGTGATGATTTAGTGAAACCCTGCTTATCTGAAACAACGAGCTTAGAACCCGATTCTGAAAACGTGCGCGTGACAATAATATCATCGAGTTCAACCACCACTCGCGCTTTTCGCTCACCCTTTCTGATTGGCTTCGATGGTATCGAAGAGGTTCCCGCAAGAGCATATTCAATTGAATCAAGAACAGAGGTTTTTCCCTGAGCATTTTTTCCACCAATGACAACAAGCGCACCCGATGGTGAAATTTCTACCGCCTTTAGACGTTTTACATTCTCACTTTCTAATTTAATAATTTTCATTTTTTACTCCTTTCTTGGTCCAATTGATATAGAAGTATAACCACATTTTATTGCGCTCAACATACGAACAAAAAGACCATCAATCCTATCGTGACCAAGAACGACTTTTTTCACAGCTAAATATTCGTTCAAGCGGTCAAATGCTTTATCTGAAATTTGAAGTGTAATGGTTTTCATTTAAACTTACCCTCCAGTTCATTTCTTGCATCCCTTTCAAGTTTTATCCTTCTAATGTAGTCTATTTTATTAAACGCTTCTTCAAACTCAGGTTCTTCTTTTATGCGTCGATAGAACCAATCAAGAAAATCATTAGCGTCTTGGTATTTCATTTTTATCTTCCTTTCTCCCTATAAATTTTTTCGAGAGCATTTATTTGTTTATCGCTAAGAATTTTTCCACCATTTGATTGCTCTTCAATTGATTCGATAAAATTACGCTCCCAATCAGTAAGCGTATCTTGTTTGATGAATCTTTTATCAAACTCACTGATATCATCCCAATTGAGACCACCGACAATCCACCTAACACGCTCGTTTTGAAGCTCTTGCTTACTTTTTTCCTCACCCATAACATTAACTCTTAATACACATTTTATAATAGATTTTTTAATCCTTTTTCTTAACATCAAAGTAATCTGAAGGGTCAATACCATTCAACAAAAGCTTGTCAGAAACCGCTTTGGTTAATCTTTCTCTCGTATCTTGTTTTCCACCTTTAAACACCAACTCAACGAACTGCTTTATAAATTTATGGAGTTCCTCGTCACCCTCTAAGGACGAAATCAGATCAAACTGGTTATTAAATCCCTCAATAGCTCCCTTAATTGATTGTCGCTCTCTTTCTCTTTCTTTGGAAAGGTCAATAGCATCACGCGCCGCATTATGCTCTCTGAATTTTCCACCAACCGTTTTAGCATAATAATTCATGCCGATATAGATCATCGTACGTATAAATTCACTCTTATCTCTGAAGCGTGTTTTCCCGGTGGCAAGCATAATTGAAATATCTTTGGCAACATCTTCTGGTATTCTCAATGTTACTATTGATGTTTGGTGCCCCTTTTCAGAAGCGCGACCGGCATAGAAATCCATATCAAGATTATCGATGTATTTTCTGACGAGCTTACCATGGCCTTTTTCTCCGTCTGTAAGTTCACTTTGTCGATCATCAGATTCATCAGGGTCTTTAAAAAGTGGCACTATCTTTCTACTCAATTTTCTCAATTTTTCAGGCATATCGTACCCCTCATTTTGTAATACTGTAATACGACCCATTTTGTATTACTGTAATACACTAAGATTTGTAATACTGTAATACACTAATCTTTTCAAGTTCTGTATTACCGTAATACAGCTTTCGATATTTCATCGTACCCCCTCAAATTTGACCCTCAGCGTGTTTCCCCTATTATTAAGTAATACCAGTATACACCCTTTTTGAGCAATACAGTAATACAAACCTGTAACCCCTTTAGCCACAAAGGAAATTAAGTAATTTTGCACAAAAAGAGTGCACCTTAAAATATCATCCCTCCCGCTTAATCCTGTAGAATTTGATGAAATGATCTAAAACCCATCTTTCGATGCTTGATCTCTTGGGACTGAAATAGAACTGTATTCCGTATCGTATATTGATAGAGACAACGCTCTGCCGCACTGATTCGGGGTGCATTAAACTGAAGTCGTGGAACTGGAGAAGCTCTTCCTCTGTACCCTCAAGGACGATTGACCTCCATTCGTAATCTTTAAGCTTCTCCAGTTCACGTTTGAAGCGTTCGCGCTCGTTTCCGAGACAGGTAAGCAGGTCATAGATAGTTTTACGCTCTACAGCGATTTGAGACTCGAAGCCACGTACGGAATAGTCTCCAACGCTCAAAGTATCCCTCACGACTAAAAGACCCTTTGGAAGCGATCCTGTAGCGAATAGCGGTGCTTGCTCTCGCGTATCAATGACTAAGGTAAAACCCATAGGTATATCGAACGTGAATTTAAAGTTTTGACCTGCCTTTGGGTTTAATTTTGTCCTGGGTATAATTTTCATTCACTATCTATGCCCAGGGGTCTTTTTCTTTCGATTCTGGTGCCTTTTCTGTACCGGCGGTGGTTTGTGCTTTGGTCTTTGGTCCCTTATCACCCTGCTTTGCAATAACATCGTTGTACTCTTTTTGGGTCACAACCTCGACAATATTCGCAAAGACATTTGGTTCATCTGACCCCTCTTTTTTCTGACTCGATTTCGTATGCCTGACACGACCGCCAAAGAGGCGTTTTGGAAGAGACATTTTAAATTTTGATTCAAATTTCTCAGTGCGCATCATATCGACATCAATTTCTGACGATGGGTCAAGCTCAAGGACCCCGGTCTTAATCATCAGACCAGCGAGACGGCTTAGACCAAATTCTTTTTTTGAGTGGTTCGCAAAATACTCCATGATCTCGATACCATCTTCATCGCCGCCCTCTACGGCTGAGCGAACAATGAAATTTCTGTCATTGGTGATGCCATCTTTCTCTTTTCTGTCTTCTTCTTTCACGACCTCTATTTTCGGTTCAACGACACGAAATAGATGCCACCCTTCTGACACTAAAACAAAGTCACTTTTGAATGCAGGTTTGATTTTCGTTCCCATAGCTTATTTCATCCTCCTTCGTTGGGATTTTCCGCCTCTAAAACCAAGCTCAGAAGCGATTGTGTGAATGTCTGCATGATAGAGTTGTGACGCTTCACGCAGAGCTAAGGTCATTTTAAAACCTCCCTGATACAACTCTCTTGCATACTGTGCGGCATCGCTGAGACGGGGCATCACCTCCCTATGACGGTCAGATTTTTCAAGATTGAAAATTGGATTAAGTTTCATCTATTTGCTTTGAATATTTGTGTGTAAATGATTTACCAAGAACCCAATATAATGTTGTCAACATAGTCGTAGCACTTATTTGCATAAGTGCTCTTGGAGCATTTACCTCGATCGTCGAAAGACCACCAATATAAAGAACATGATGATAATCTTCTTTTATCTTAGCAATTTTTTCCTTAATTTCTTTCTCTGTTTTAATCATAAATATCCTCCACACTTTGGGCATTCATCCACCGGTTCAACATCATCAAACCCATCATATTCATAATCATGTTTTAGCCATTTAATTGCACCTGCCCACCCGCAACGCTTACATCGAATTGGTTCGGGTGAATCATGACGACCCCATAGATAGCAATACGGAAATCGTTCATGATTAATGTGAAGACGATATGTACCCCATAGATGATACCATGTGTGAGCATATTGATAGCAGAAAAAATAGTAGAATTGAATAAGCTTTGCGAAAAGTCTTTTCATTTTAGTTGTGGTAGCCTTCCCTTACTAATTCCTCTCAGCATTGCTGCTTGGCTCTCAAACTCTCCACTTAAAGTTTGTTGATTAGTCTCAAGCTTAGCTATACGCTTCTCGATAGAGCTAATCTTTATCTCATATATGATTCCAGATTGAAATGCGGCAAACGCAATGAGAAAGTAGAGAAGAAACTGCTTAATTGTTTTTATGATTGGAGTTTCCATTGACAATACCTTTTTGTTCAATAGCTCGACACCGAAATAGGCTTGAAGAATTTACATAAATATCGTTTTCCTTCATAAATTTGTAGCATTCATCAAGCGATTCAAATTCTGTCCTGTAGCCGGGGCTGACAAGAATGGCTCTTCCATCAAAGGTTTCAATAAGTAAACTTAGTTTTATCATATAGGTAAATACGTAAGGTTAGACCTACTTTATAAATGACCATTTTTTTTTATTTTTTGTCGTGCCCAATTAGAATCTAAATCAATCAAATTACAATACCAATCAAATGTCATTCTTCCTTTTGATTTTGACATGAGCCATTTTTCGGCCCTTTCCTTTCTAATCTGCGCCTCAATTCGTGCTTGTTTTGTCTTAAATTTCGTTATATCAGTTTTTAAGTCGATAACTGCTTGTTGGATAATAGTAAGAATTAGTTCTGTTTCAGACATTATGCTCCTCTCACCACTTTCATAATCTTTCCAAAATCAAGCGGTGCGGGTCCTTTCTCTGTCACAGCATTGATATTTGAGCGTGCCATATAGCCAAACTCATCTTGACAGTGAAAAGAGACTTTTGGAAAAACAGGCCTCTTTTCTTCGTCATATTTAAAAGGTTCGATGATATAACCGATGAAATCAAAGTAGCCATGCAGAAATTTAGGAAAGTCTTTGCCGATCAACCCCGGTGCAGTTCTGAGACCACCACCCCATTTAGGCGTATCGTGTACAGCAATTGCAGTTGCAATGCAGACGATTCCGAGATGAGAAAAACGATTGAATAGAAACATAAGCCGATTCATCATGCTGCCAAGTGGTCCCCAATCAAGCTGCTCAAGAGCCATTTGGGCAATAAGACCCTTGCCAAACTTCGTATCTTTATCGCTTTCAAGACGAAGATTGTAGCGTGAATCTTCAAGCTCTTTTCTGAAGCCACTTTGCGCAAATGTAAGCCCATCAAGAAATAGGGTTTTGAACGGGAATTTTCCAGCCTCGTACTGCGTAATCCATTCGTTCATGGAGTCCATGAAATCGTTAAATCCTTCTGGCACAATATAGCGGATTTTCTTCTTGTGATCAAACTGTTGGTGTGTGAGGCGTGGGTCCTTAGATTCTGTATTAATGAATAAAATAGGCTCTTCGCAAGTCAGGGCAGAGACGGTCTTCCCGGAATCGGTGTCCGCGTAGATTAAGATACAAGCTCCAATATTCGATAAATCAATATTTGAGTCGAGGTTCTTCATTCTGTTTTACCTCCCTTTTCTTATATATTAAGTCTGAAATTACACCTGATTCACAAATTGGTAGGTACTCACAATTACTTGTGTTTGAACCTGTCGTATCGCCGAAGCACGTAGACGGGCCATTGGATTGATAAAAGTAATTAATTCCACCTAACTCAATAAAGTTTTGAATTTCTCTTGCTACCATTTTATACTTTTCTCTAAGCTCATCATAATTGAACTCATTACGCCAGTAGCTTGTATCATGTATGTAGTGAAGTGGACGAGCAAGAAAGTCCTGATAAACACGCTCACGGTAGTCAGCAAGCGATTCATTTTTTGCTAATCTTAATTGAGGAACCTGAAACGCTCTGAGTGTAATTCGATTGATTGAAGGGATCCCTAAAAACTGTGTAGCGATTTGATTTTGAACGATAAATTTGTTTTGATATGCTTCGGGACGTGACGTATATTTAAATTCATACGCTATGTGTGATTCGTAAGTTGCAAGATCGCCATAGCCGATGATATGAGGATAGCCCGCCTCCCACCACTCAAAGCGTGGTTGAACAACACCCTTTATCGCATCAAACTCTTTTGTTTCGTAGCCTTTAAATAGACCAAGTAATGCTTCAATTTGATACGGAAGCTCACCCTCTTCGTTTCTGAACTGATTTAAGTCCGGGGGGTTCGACTTTCCACTTTCATCGTGTAAGCAATTAAGTATATCACTTGCAATTTCTCCCAATCTCATTGGAAGTGGTTTTACGATCAATTGAATACCCATGATATACGAATAATAAATCTTACGCTTACAGTACGAATTTTGGATAGTAGAATATGACAAGGTAGGTTCATTTCTTCTGATAAACTCGATACATCTAAACATTTCAGGAAGTGCACAGAAGTCAAACTTCTCGCCAATCGAATGAACACAAGGTCTGTCTTTGCCACGTTGGAAACCGTCGCAGATAGGCTGCATTTTCACGCCCTCTTTTTATTATTGCTCTTTTTGCTGCGTGTCCTTTTAGATGAGTGATTGAGTAATAAACTGAACAGCTCGTTTCTTTTTTTGATAGGTTTTCTATTCATTTTTTTCTTCTTCATCGTGCAGCAAATTAAACACAGATTTTTTATAGAGTCAAGTTAACCTTTTATATAAGATGTTGAAAATCTGTAGGTTCGACCTTAGAAACTTTACATATATTGTTGAGATTATTAGAGAAAAAAGTATCTAAAAAAAGTTTAAAATAATGCTTGACATAATCAATATGTTTGTTATAATAGTTATGAATAAATCAAAAGTTGGTACGTCTAAATAGTGAAGGTAAATAAATAAGAAAGGAGATTTAAAAATGAAAATTAGAATTTATGGGGTACTTGAAGATGGAAGTTTTAGTAAAGTTGGTAATGTAATGAATTTTTTAGCCTTTAAAAAAGATGGGATTTTGGTAGGGTTTATCAAAAGTCCAAACTCCATATTTCATTCCGAAGAAACATATATTATACCCCATAGTAATATCGAAAGAATCTGTAGGATTGAAGTGTTGGAAACAATCTAGCTCCAAGGAGGAATTTGACTTATGACCCTCAAAGAATTTGAAAGCATGCCAATTGGTACTCATGTCAGAATCAAAGGTAGATTAGCGAAGAAGGTGTCAGATAGCCATCTATCTTATGACCCAAAGTATGCATGGGCATATTTTGAGTATCTTGATACGCATCGAAGAGTTACGAAACGAAATAAACAGGTAAAATTGTCCGCCCAACACGACACCGGGATATAGGAGGTAAAAAATAAATGAAACTACTAAAATCCGACAAAGACATTAGAATGTCCATGCTCGATTGCGTCCAAACAATGTGGAAACTTTTCTCAGAGCTAAATCCAGACAAGAATCAAAGCGAACAGTTTCAACTTGCGATGACGAATCATAATACACTTCTTTCAAAGCTCGCTACCATTTCTTTTAATATTTCTGAACTCATTAATCGTTACGAGGTTAAGGTAAATAAATCCAATTAAAAGAGGAGGTATCTAATTATGTCAGAAGAAGAAACAAAAGACGTTCAAGAAACTGAGGTGAGTACAATTGGTAAGATTCGCAAAACCTGTTCAACTTGTGATAAACGAATTTATGTCGAGCCGTCACGCGTGACATGCCCAATCTGTCATACACCCTTCGTAACCCATAAGAAGGTGCTGAAAGCTCAAGCTAAAGCAGAGAAGAAAGTTGAGCGCGAACAGAAGAAGGCTCAGAAGAAGGCTGTCGTTAAAGAGAAGAAAGAGCGAAAGGTAAAAGAGGTCCCAGCTGATCTCATCAAAAAAGTCTCTACGCTCTATCCGGCCGAGCTAAAGAGTAGTACATCAATTATGAAGAAAATCGGTGGCAACATCGAGCGTAAGATGATTCAGAGAGCGATGAGAGCGATTGACAAGGGATAAACAAATAGGGATCGTCTCCTCCATGTACTACTAAGTATGTGGGGGAGACGTGTGAGGAGATTATGGAATCAGAGAACATTTTGTCCTTTATTACTATCATTGTGATTATTGCGATTGCCCTGCTGCTTCCTTCATGCGTGAGCAATCAAGTCTTCACGGATATCGATGAATGCAGCCCAGTGACAATCTATCTAATACTGCTCAGCATGTACCTAATCGCTTACGGATTGATTAAGCTGACATGGTACGTGCTGGGAAGGGAGGAAAAGTAAGATGAAAAAGCTGATGATTTACGCTGTTATCTGGTTTATTCTTGTTTCTCTAACGATGTTACTCCCCGGTGCAAAAGCGGAAGAAAACAAGAAAATTGTCGATACTGAATTTGTCGCAGTCTCGTCTTATTTAGTTTTGATGACTATCTTTGACGTCGAGACTACTTTCTCGGCCATTAGGAACGGAGCGCAAGAAGCCAACCCCATGATGAAACCGTTTGCCAAGAATAGGGCTTATATGTGGGGGGTACAACTTGGGGTTGATGCGCTGGTAATATACTTAGCGTACAAAATGAAGGGTGACGAAACTTGGAGGCCAGCCTGGTGGATTGCCCCTTCATTTATCGGGACTTCTCATGCAATATGTGGTGGTTTAAATCTTCGCTATGTATGGTAAAAAGGAATCAAAATGCGTATTTATAAATTTAAAGATTTAACCGGAAAGAAATTTGGAAGATTAACTGTGCTTCGATTTAATGGTAAAAATCAAAGAGGAGACTTACGTTGGCTTTGTCAATGTGAATGCGGAAATCAAAAATCAATAGTAGGCGGTAATTTGAATAATAATACTATAAGAAGTTGTGGTTGTTTAAGAACTGAAATAAATAAACGAAGGGGACCTCAATGCCACAATTGGAAAGGGGGACGTACCATTGACGACAATGGATATGTAAGAATTTATTGTCGTGAACATCCAAATGTTGATAGCAAGGGCTATGTTAGAGAACATTCTTTAGTAATGGAAAAACACCTCGGGCGTTATCTTTTGTCAGGCGAAACCATACATCATAAAAATGGAATAAGAAGAGACAATCGTATCGAAAATCTTGAACTTCGATTAAGAAATCATCATCCATCAGGTCAATCCGTAGAAAATGATCTTATTCCATACTGGATCGAAATGATCAAGCGCTACAAACCAGAAGTCCTTCAATAAGCTCATGGTGTAGCGGGAGGATTGAATCTTAGATATTGCTGGTAGAAAGGAGGAGGATAAGATGACCGTTTTTGACCTAATCTCAAACTGGACCGAATCTGAGCGCAATCAGCTTGACGATCTAATCAAAGAGTGCAGAGAAAGAGAGAAATTTAATCGAGATACTCATCTCAAAAACATTCGGGCACTCTACAAGCTTCAAGATACTTTGAACGTAGCATGGGCACTGTGGGTAATAAAGGTGACAAGGAACCAAATTAAAGCAAGTGCATAAGGAGGTACTTATCATGAAATACAAAGTAACCCTTTATGATCCATTGACCAAGAAAACTTCTATGATCGCTGAGCTTCCTGAGAGAAGACAGGACCCGAAGCGAGCGAAGGGAAGATTTACTGTTCATCGATGGCTTGTCTCGGTCTATGGGCGTGAGTGGTTTAAAAAGAATAGAAGTTTTATTGGAATTGTTACAGATAGAAGAAAAGGATAGAGGAAAGAAAAAATGAATAAGGTCAGCTACGACAGAATAGAAGAAATAGAATTGGCGCCGGGTCTGGTAATGACGGTGAGACGTGAAGATAGCAACCTAATGGAGACGATAGAGAGATTTGTGCACAGGAAAGGGTCGATAAGCAAGTTGAAAGAAATGTTGGGGGTTAGAGGCTACCCGAAAAGCCTCGACAGGGTGATGTCGTCCCGACGAGTGATGGCAAATTCAAGAGAGGAGGAATGAAAAGTAGGCAGAGGGAAAGTTGCAACCTTTAACAATCTCACAAAATGGAAAGGAGAAAGGAAAAAATGAAGAAACTGATTTTAGCAGTGTTTTTGATGCTGGCACTTTGCATACCAGCGTTTGCTCAGGTTGACATTGATGGGCCGAGTACATCAGGGTCACTCTCTCCCATCGGAGGGGTCAATGCTCAAGCTGGAGCCACCTCAAGTGCTACAGGTGGGAATGCAACCATCAATGATAACAGCAGGATTACCAACAGTAACACCAACCTCAACACAGACGTTAACACCAATATTAATACATTCAACCCCACCAATATCCAGGGACAGAATCAGGGTCAGAGCCAGGGTCAAATGCAGGGACAGGGACAGCTTCAAGGTCAGGGACAGATGAACAACTGGAGCCAGACTTATAATGCTCCCCGTGACCTTCTTAGCGCCCCAGCCGTCACCCCGCCAGAAATTCCTATTATTAAAGGGAAAATGTGGGTATTAACTTCCAGGGAAATCCCCAATATAGGTATTCCTCTTTACAACGGGGAGGAATACGTCGCCGCTAAATCTTACAACGGTTCAATTTTCAACAGGGTGAGGAGAGAAGATTTGGCGGAAGACCTATTGATTTTCAGAGACAAGATTCTTGGAAAGGTCGGCTGGGCCAAATCCAAGGTTAGGATAGAAGTTATTGGAAGGGATGCCGGAGAGAGTACGTCCACCAGTGGAGCGGGAGCGGGATCAGGTTCATGGAACCCTACCAACCCAAGTGGCGTGGCAGGCACGGCTGGATTATTCCCAGGCAAAACAAGGTGGAAACAAGACGATCAGTATACAATCGTTTTCTATTTAATTAAGTAAATGTGCAAGCATTCAGATATGTGGGAAGGTTCTTTTTCATACAGACCTTCCCACACCTTCTAAGATTGAGAAAGAGAGGTGATTTTATTTGGCAAACTTCAATCTAACCAAAATCGACAACGAACTCTGGCAAAACTTTAAGCTTCTCTGTGTGATGGAAAAAGTCTCAATGCGCAAGAAGATTGAGAAGCTGATAAAAGAAGAGGTCGAGCGAGCGAAAAGAGTGTATGGGAGAGGAGGGAGATAAAACCATGAAAAGTAAAATTATTCGCTTCTTAATTCATCTCTTTGGTATCGACCAATCACTTCATGCTCTACACGTACGCCAGAAATGCCTTGAAACGCAACTTGACTATCTTCTGAAAACATCTAACAGAAAAGTACGAAGAAAGTGGTATCGCATGCTGACGAGAAAAACATCACCGTTTTATATTGGTGAATTGATGGGTCAGAGGTGAGCTGGCAAATTGTGTATTACGATAATATCGAAATGACGTTTAAACTATCGAGCGGAGGTTGATAGAATGATTGCCGTGGGGTATGTTAGAGTATCTAAAATAGAGAAAGATCAGCGTGGCGTATCAATAAATGCTCAAGAAAAGAATATCAGAATCTATTGCCAGCTAAATAACCTAACTCTTCGTAATGTTCTAAAGGATGAAGGAGAGAGCGGGAAAGATTTAAAACGTGATGGCATGCGACAGTTAGTTCAATTAGTAGAGAAGAAATCGATTCAAGCTGTTGTTGTCTATAAGCTTGACCGTCTTTCTCGAAAAGTTGTAGATACTCTTAATTTGATTGAGAAGTTTGAAAGGCATAGCGTTTCTTTTCACTCTATTACAGAAAAGATTGATACAACCACAGCAATTGGAAGATTTTTTGTTACAGTTATTGCTGCAATTGCTCAAATTGAGAGGGATTTGATAAGTGAGCGTACGAAGGCGGCACTTCAGTTTAAAAGGTCGAGAGGGGATGTTGCCGGGGGGATTCCGTATGGATATAAAGCAACAGGGAAAGGGAAAAAGGCTAAACTTATAAAAGATAATGAAGAGTTTCAAATATTGGAAGAAATTCTTCAATCCCATGAAGATGGAGTATCCTATAATATGATTGCGAGTCAGTTAAACTCCCGTAATGTACTGACTCGGTGTGGTGGGCAATGGTATCCTCAAACAATAAAGTCTATTGTTGTTCATTCAAGGATATGAAACACTTGAGGAATAGATTGGAGTTTTGAAACATGGCAATCTGTAGATTGATGATTGAAGATTTTATACATCAAACTGGAAGGTACCCAGAATGTTTCAACGGATTAGAAGCATACTCAGATAATGATTTAATAGAAGGTATTGCATTTGGTAAATGGTTAATTGAAGATTTTAAACTTAAGCGTTGGCCTCGTTATGGGTTTTCAATTAAGAAGTTTATCGATTGGGCAGAGTCAAGACTTATTCAACCACCTGTTTCACCGAAACATCATCGAACCAAACTATCTTTCCAATAGTAACAGGGCAGTATAAATAGACTCCCGCTAACGTACAACCCGCAGGTGCAATAAACGTTCCTGTGATAAGAGTCCATGTCGACCCAGTTACCCCCGTACCATGTAGCCCTGCGGGAAACGTAATATAAGCCCAGTTGATCCAGTCATAAATACACCATCGGCCTTCGACTCCTCCGACAGCTTCTGATCTAACCCATATCTCATAGCGATAGGTTCCACCGGGGGCGACTACAAAAGCGTCGTAAACGTGAGTGTTGGGAGCGGCAATCCCGGTGGTCATTTTAAGAGCAGCAGATCCCGAATGAAACTCACCAGCAGCGATTGTTCTAATTAAGGTTCCCGCTCCTTCAATTTCGTACCAACCTTCAAACAAACCATCATCATCGCTGACTTCGGGAAAGATTCCAGTTCCAACTATCTCAAATCCACCATTTCTAACCAATTCATGAATAACTTTAATAGCAACATGTCCTCTAAGAATAGTAATGGCTTTAGAATCTGAGGTTATTAGGTTAAGCAGTAAGAGAAATGATATGAATAGGAGGGTAAAAGGTTTTCTCATGATTCATCTATCTATGTCACTCTTCGCTCACTCGACGCCGCCTTCGCCTACGCCTGCGCTGCGCCGTTGCGCCGCTCCGGCTACGGTGTCGTCTCGCTTCGCTTAATATTAATGAAATCGCTAATTTATGTCGATTGTCCATATAATTTATAGAAAAACGAACGCTCAGAATGCGTTTTAACGTGTTTTTTTCGCCTTCTTCATCCTCTGACACGTCTTTTTGACCATCTCTTCAATTTCCCCGACAATTTCGACATTGGATGGGGTAATATCAGTATATTTCATGAATCCACGTGCTCTTCCTCTTCCCTTGCGCTCACCGGCCACTTTGCCCCCGAACTCTTGACGATAGACTCTGATCTTGTACGGTCCGTCGCCGAGTCGATCAAGATCGCTGACCATACCACAGCAGGGACACTTGAATCGTATTTTTTCACTCATATTTTACCAACTCTCAGGTTTTTCAAAACGTTCCCTCCACCCGGGCTTGAGACGACCAATCTTTTCCAACTCATCCATTTCTTTCTCAAAGCATGACTCACAAAACCCATGTGTTTCGGATTTATCTTCGTAGGGGGGTTTTTCTCCGAACACTCGGTCACCCTTATGAAATTTTGAGCTGCAAATACGAACCAAGTTGTGCCTCATTTCACCGCTGAAGAATTTAATCGCTCCCATTGGACTGACTTGAAAGTGCGATTGATATTTTGGTGGTCTTTTCTGTGTGATGTGGAATCCGTATGCTGTGGGTTCGACATAAATAGAAGTCACGCAGGTTTTTGCTGATAGAATCGCTGCATTGATTGTGCTTTTGATATCTGAACGATCATATTTGATACGCATTACTTCTTTTTCTTCCTAAGCTCAAGATACAGACCGACTCCGAGACCTGCGAGAACGAGAATTTCAACCCCCGTATATTCTTTCATCACACCTATCGCTTGTGATGCGCTTTCTTCAATTGTTGTGACCGCACTCTGTACGGCAGCGCTGATGCCAGAACCGAAGAAGATATGATCTCCGATCTGCGTTAGAAACGGTATGACACTTGCCCATTGCGGTTCTTGCGATACGCCTGCGGGGTTGTAGTAAAACTGCGCGCCTCCGGTGTTGTCTTCGAGCGTTCCGTCAATTGCCATCTGCGCGAGTAAGTAGGCTTGTTGAAGTGAAGGCTTTGAAGAATAATTCCCGCTAAAATCCCTTGCTATTCTTTCAGCGATCACGCGTACGGGATCATCCATATTGAACATTGAAAACTGCCATTTCTTCAACGCCACAGCCTTGTATGCATCGTTTGTCAGCGCATAAATATCCATGTCATAATACTGTCGATCAAGCGTTCTGTTTCTGACGACATTAATGACCGCCATGATACCGTCAGAACCCTGATTCCCGGCTTCGCCATATCCAAGGATAGCAAGTAACTGAGCGGTGGGAAGATTGATGAAGAGTAGATTTTGGTCTGACCATGTAGACATTTTATCCTCCTTAATGTAGCTTTAAGGCTGTTTTGAGTTTATTTAATTTCCCCAACGCTATTTCGAGATTTGATTTTGATAGTTCGATGTATTCCTCATCATCTTTTTCAAAGAATGATATAATTTGATCTCTGGCATCAAAAATATCTGATTGTATACTGTTTATTTGATTTCTTAAATGTTCTTTTGAAACAAAAACGTTTTTGGTGCTCATTTTGTTTCCTCCATTTTATCAAGTTTCTTTTTAAGCTTCTCTTTCAGCTCTTTCAATAACCTGTACCTTTCCTTGTCAGGTTCGGCCCATTTCTCAATCTGATTGTTTTTATTTCTGTCTTCAAGCTTCCACATTCGCTCTTGGGTCGCTTGTAATTGATCGTCTGCAATTTTATAGTCCAATCTTTTCTCAACCTTCCTAACATCTTCAGCAAGCGCATAGCGATTTGAGATATACGAGTTGACCCCGAACACAATCCCGATGATAGTCAGAATGCCAATAATGACAGCAATCGTTTCTTTTATCGTTTTGCTCATTGCTTCGCTCTCCCCTCAAATTTTTTCATATTTATCATGAAGTTTTCAATCGCTCCGAGACCCATAACGAAACCATCTATTATTTCATATAATGCAGGTACATATTTTTGAGCGTGTGATGTGGTTCGGGCCGGGGGATTTTTCTGACCCTTCGATATCTTCACGACAGCAACCGGATGATACGTACCACTCTCGTTCGGTTGCATCTCAACAATTTCTTCATCTTCGTTAATCTTTTTCATTTTATGTTTTGAGATACCAACACCATGAGGTTCATCAAGCCAATCAAACCGGTCAAAACGACACTAAGCAGAATCCACGGAATCTTATTGACGCTTTTTTCGATTCTTGTAATTCTTTGCTCTGCCGTATCCATCCATTTTTCATGTAGACGAATAAGATTAAAATCGCTGTGAAAGTTTTCTGGCATTTTATCCCTTCTTTCTTTTTGTACGTGCTTTTCCTTTTAATCCTTTTTTTCCCATTAACATTGATACACCGATACCGCCAAAAAGCAGAATAGCCCAAAACGGGATTCCTGCTGATAGCGTTTCTACCCCGTTCGTTGTCGTTGTTGTTGTCACAGTAGGTGATCCATTTCCCGATGAAATTTTGGCTTGCTCTACATCACTTTCGTATTGACCGTAGGTAATACCGTATTTTTGCAATTCTGTTGCAATAGCAAGCTCAAACGCTGATTGCTGTGCTTGTTGAGCTTTTTCTGTAGCTTCTGCTTGCGCTTCAGCTTGAAGTGATTGCAAGAAATGATGGACGGTGATACCACTACCACCGGAATTCAAGTCATCAGCAATGTCTTCTTGCTCAGGATACTGCGCACCCTTTGATATCAGATAGTTTCTAATTGTATCAAGAACCCTTACTGAATAGCGATTTAATGCGTAGTCTGGGTCAGATTGATAGCGAATTTCATATAGAACAAGTGGTTTTTCAATGGGTACGCCACTAGTTTGCATTACAAGTACTTCACATGGGACTCCATACTCATTATAATAGACAGGGACTGCATTGCCCCATTCACCCATTACATATGGTTCACCTGATGATTTATACCTTATCCCGACATCAACACTCTTCATTTTAGAAGATACTACTTGTCTGACCGTTTCTATTGGTGTTCCTGACTCAAATGTAAAAATGTGCATGGGTTGTGGTTCTGTCGTAAATGAGTATGTTGAAGGAGCATACGGGCGACCCATTTGTGTATATTTAATAGCGATTGCTTCAAAAATTGGTATATACTGATACACCTTTACAAATGAACTATCTGTTATGATACCGTTGCTCATGTCAGAAAATGCCAACGAGATATCATCCTGAATCACGTCTGTAAGATATTTATAATACGTTTGTAACGTTGTAAGATGATAATCCTTGTACGCAATCGCTCCCCTTGCATTAACATCTGTAATAAACGCTTTGAGACCTGCAATTGCTTTTTCGGTGTCGTGTTTTATATCGTCTTGCGAAAGCAGCCCACCCACCAGACCAATAAGCGCACCGACGATGGTTCCCACAACCGGAAGCACAGCAGTTCCGACTAACGCACCGGCAACCATTCCAGATCCTTTAATTACAAGAGACGAGCCTACGTCTACCTGTCCTAAGTCGCTACCCAGACCTTCAAGATTTCTTGTAAATGCCATTTTTTCTATCTCTTCCTTCTGCTTCTCGTGTCGGGAGATTTCTTTCTTGAGATCATAAAAATACCTGCTGCAATAATCGCTAAAATAGGTAAACTTGAACCGATATCAAAACCCGCTGACATCGTTGTTGTTCCCTGAGCCGCCTGAGCTGCTGCTACTTGTTGAGCCTTGGCCTGTGCTACTTGTTGGGCCTGGGCTTGAGCTTGAGCTTGTTTTTGCTCTGCTGTAAGTATTGTGCTTATGACAGGAGTTATAATTGGCGTAACTGTGCCCAAAATGCTTTTCAAGACACCGAGGATATCAAATCCACCCGATGAGGGGACAGAAACACCCGTACCTGTAATAGATGTTATTCCAGTACCCATATCACCCGCATCGTAGCCTATATCTACAGAGCTAAAATCGTAAATTGACGACCAATCAGGATTCCAACTCGCACTCTCCCACATCCCGGGGTCTTCGATGCCCCATTCCCATTGACCAAACATTTCTGTCATTACCTCCTTTTTCTTCTATGTGTCGATTTGATTTTCTTAGGTCCCCTTCTAAACGCTACAAGGAGACCAATCATAAGTATACCAACCATCGGCCAATCAGACGAGAAATCAAATCCCGCAGTCATTGCTTTAATGCTTGATTTAGCTGATTCAACATACTCAAGCGATGTTTGTGAAAACAGATCGAGTCCGAGTAATTGGGATTGAGACATTGCGCTTGTGCCAAAGGTATTTAAATTGATATCTGCAAAACCAGCGACGAACTGGTTCCCCATGGCAAGCTGTATCTCTTTTTCGTAATCCGTGATATCTTCACTCTGCATATCATTGGTGTATTTAATTTCTCTATCATAGATAGTTTGACGATACATATCGTCGTCAAGCTCTCCGAGTGTAGGTCTGACGAACATTTAATCATCTCCTTTTCGGGTTATTTTTTTCTTCCCCTTAACATCAAAAAAGCAGCAAGACCGATTGCACCAAGAACCAGCGGGCTTGATAGTGAAAAACCTGCTGTTACTGGCGTAATTGTTGCACCTGATGCAGTCTGTACGACAGGAGTTGGAACCGTTGCACCGGGCTTTAGTATAGATGTTACGACAGATGAAGCTGTTGACAGAATGCTTTTTGTAATATCAAGCCAACTATCACCTTGAACAACAGGTTCTCCTGCTGTATACCCCTCCCACATTGTTGGAGAATATTCACCTTCACCGTATTGGCCTAACATTTGTGAATCACCTCCTGTTTTATCAAAACAGACATTTATTTTTTCGTTGAATTGACAGCACCGAGACCTTTCCAAAGACCAATTGCTGCGCAACCGGCCATGAATCCGTTGACGAGGTAAGAGATTGTATTTTGAGCTGTCCATGCAATCGCATTATAGACCATTGCGACCATTGCTAAGCCTATGCCGACAACGATAACCATCAGGGTCTTCCATTTGTCTGCGATTGAAGATGACCCGTCTGGATTTTCAAAGAACTTGTAGATGATTCCCATGATAACTGTGATAAGAACTGAAAGGCCAATTTGACCAATTTGGATTTCTTCCATGATTCAATTACCTCCTTCTGTATTTTTTGCTACCCTTGACTTGCTTACCCCTAAAGAATAAGAAATAAGCTGCAACACCGGCTCCCAACAGATAGATCGGTGAAATACCACTTGCTATGCTTGCAGTTTTTACCTGAGTCGTTTGAGTCGGCTGTATATCGTAATAAGCTCTTGCGACATCTGCAACCGGTGTGAGAATGGCAGTGATCCAGTCCTTTAGTTCTTGATCGTCTTGGCCAAGACCTTCAAGTCCTTCGTTAGATTGAGCATCAAGACCTTCAAAATCTTCACCTAATCCTTCAACCCCACTGATTAATTGAATCGGAACCGATGGATGAACACGGCGACCGTTAGCTGAAAAATCTGAGAACATTTTTCAATCACCTCCTATGCAAACTTCTATTTCTCTGCATCGATTTTAGCCTGTAGCAGAGTGTTCTTGTTGGATAGATCATCCCATGACGGGATAGGTACGTCACCCTTTATCTGCTCGACCATATTATAAAGCTTAAACGCTAAGTTTAGCAATCCTGTTACAACACCAATGATTTGTTCTACTCCCATAACAGCACCTCCTTATTTATTTTTTTATCTCATTATTTTTTTACCCATCCAAGCTGAACGCATAGGTTCAGAACATTATTAATCTGATTCTGAACCTTTGCGTAAACAAACTCAGGTGTAATAGGTTTTGTTTTCCCGATCACTATAACATCGGCTAATGCTTTATTCGCTACATCGAAAGCGGGTACGGCAATGGCCTTCCATTCTGGTTTCGCTCCGATCTGCGCCTTCGCTGAATCAAATGTGTTATCAAGTTGATCTTGAAGCCCGTCAATGATAATTCGAGCTTGTTGGTCGGGAGTGAGCTCTTTCCACTTTTCCTCAATGCTTGCACAGGATAATAAACCGGCCAGAATCAGAACACCTACTAAATACACCAGAACTTTTTTCTTCATCTTTCTACCTCCTTATTGAAGTTTTTTTAAAAGATTCCTTAGTACCATATAGTGCTTATGCTCATCTTTCGCAATATTAAATACCTTCACAGCCTCAGACTTCGGGACACCCGCTTCAAGCAATTCGTTCGTAAGCTCTACGTATTCGTCAACTGCCCCCTGCTCATCAGCGAGCATTTCTTCAAGTTTCTCTTTTAAATAATTCATCTCGTATCATATATCTCCATAAATTACCCAACTCGCTATCGTATTAGGCTTGAACCCCGCCTCAATATTCTCCCACGCTCTCGTCACACCGTTTAACGAACTAACAATATGGACACCGGTTGCGGGAGGGTCGGTGACTCGTTGGACAGTTTGAGTAATTACATCTAAGGTATTACCACTGGCAGCAAGATAATAAATTAACCAATAATTGTCAATAACACAAGTAAAATACTTATCGGTTTCTCCATCTAAGA